ATCCATATCTAAGTATATTTTCATCATATATTTCCTTCTCGTATCTTCTCCATACGCATTACACTTTCAATCCACTTCTCTGGTGTCATGATATGTTGTGATACGGTTACTTTCAATTTGTTTTTCTTGAACTGACCTTTGAGCATCTTTGCGAACTCCGTTCCAAAGAACCGTGAGGACAGTTTGATTACATCCCTACGAAATCCAATGTCATGATGCATATTACCACAGAGGTGAGCAAACTCATGAATGATTGTGTAAGGACAGTTAGTCTCTGCAAGACGCATACATCCGTATCCAGTTGCCTGACCAGCAGTGCGTCCACGAAAGTGTGCAAGTTCCAAAGTTGGACTACGATGACCAGAACGTGACGCATCTGTTTTCATACAAAGGTCTTGATAGGTCTTCGACTTTACAATCTTCTTGAAATATCGTTCTGACTGTTTCCAGTTCAGACGTTTGAATTTTGTAGATTCTGGATACTTACTCTTATATTCTGCAATCGCAGCGAACTCTGAATTGTAGGTCTTCTGACGACCAGCATCCTTGAAGTTTGCCTTACCAGTTTTGATTACCTTGTTTTTCTTAGTCCAGTAATTCGCATACTTATTTGCATATTCATGAGACATGATTTTTGCAGCAGCTTGATACGCATCGGTTGAAGTGTTGTACATAATATAAAGTCCTCTCTCAGTTTCTATAATGATTCTACCACACGATTACATGAATGTCAAGATGTTTTCACAACATTTTTTAATGCAATTCGTGGTCTTGCCATGTCCACTCTATAGGATGAAGTGTCGCACGTTGACCTATAACGACTATATCATGTTCCCAATCTATGTCACCATGAGAACGCCAGTCGTGGTGCATATGCCAGAAATCTGGTTCACCCCAAACACGTTGTGCAGCAGTCATCTGGTCATCACGAACACCTATGAAATGTACTACTGTCATAATATCTCCAAAACAAAAATCGAAAGAAGGCAAGGGTAGGTCAACTGGGTTAAACTTGGATAGTTTCTATGTGGGTAGTGAATCCGTAGAAGTCCAAATCACTAACAGTATCGTTCCTTGTCACTCCCTTCTCTCAATATATGTACATTATACACTATTCGCCTACCTTTGCAAGCAAAAAATAAACCCCTGTAAATACAGTGACTTACAGGGGTGCAATTTGTTTAAAAATGTGTGATTTTTGCGAATCGGTGCGAATCGTGGGATTCCCTAGAGTTTATCTAGTGCGGTCTTTCTTTCTTAGTTCCTTTGCAATCCATGCTTTTGCTATGCGATTGTTAACCTTTTTACGAACTAATGTCATACATCGTTTCCAGACCTTTTCAAATACGTCTTCACCAGCATTGTTGTTGTCTACGACAATAAAGTTTGACCCACCAAATAGTCTCTGGAACTTACCAATGTTCTGTTGCACTGCATTCCACATTCTGGTAACTTCATCCGATGCAAGTGTACGTTTGCGTTGTAGATTACGCTCTTGTGCAGTCTCAAGAGAAGTGTTTACAAATATCATGTAGGTTTCGTATCCAAGCGCCTTTAAACCAGAAACTTGATTTGCAATCTTGTCGTAATCTTTACCAGTTCCGTCAATGATGAGTCCTAAACGTCCTTCAAGGAAATTACCTTTCATACGAGAGGTAACACCCTTTGCACGCCCACGAATCTCTTGTCCTTGGTCTGAATAAATGTCCTCTGGTGTGGTATCGAGTCCAGCGTCCTTTAACATCTTCTCATAGATATCATCACTGTTGACAATCTTCATACCAAGACCACCAGTGGTTCGTCTAACTACATACGACTTACCACTGCCAGGCCCACCAGCAAGGAAAATCGCCTTAAATATGTTGGGGTCGTAAACTCCCTCTTGTAATTCGTGAAATGTTTTCATAGTCTACTTTCTCTAACAACTCTTTTATATATTTATGTTCTTCTGGTTTCATAGGTTCTAACTCCCTTGATTGTCTCTGCAAATTAGTGAACTTTTTTAGTTTCTGTTTTTGTTTCGCTTTCATGTGAATTCCTTCTCTATGTGATTTAACTATCATGACAAAGATTTCTTGAGTTGTTATGATTTCCTCCTTATACATCTATCCGTTCAGCCGACCCACTGTTAGAGTACTGGGCGCCTGATGAGGGGAAGTCTTCTTCTAGACTATCTTTTACTGTCTCCATGTACAGTTTGTGTCTAGGGTCTGCTCCCACGTTGAATTCATGTCTTATTGTAGTTACCAGATGTTTACCAGATAACATTTTATCTAATTTTTCTTCACTGCTTGCTGATGATGAACCAATGTTTAATTCTACTATATTTCCTGCTTGTATATAAGTGTTGCCAGGCGTTTCAACCTGTAACTTGATACCACGTTGCAGTTGTCTGATTCGAGACTTTCTTCTTTGCAGTGTTTTTTCTAGATTGTCACTTTGGTATGGGTAGTCTTCACTCTCGTAAAAATGTTTGGTTGCACTTGTTGTCGAAACATACAGTTTCGTATCTGGGTATTCCACCAGACTTTTCTGTGTCCTTGCATCTGTCGCTTTTGAAATGATTGGTGACTTCCCATCTGTATGGGTGTCTTTCTCAAAGTTCTCCAAATAATTGAAGTCATAATCTTTGACTGTTTTATTGTACAAATCGTGTACCCTTAATTTGGATGAGTAAAATCCTTCACTCATATTATATATAGTATCTTTAGTACTTAAAACTGAAAATGAGTTGATAGTTTCTAAATTTTTTACAGGGTCAATCGTACCCTGTTCACTTAACTGATTCGGTACATTCTCTTTGTATATCATTGCTGGTTCTTCTTTACACAACCCATCAATAGACCTAAAATGAAATCCTTTGGTTGTCTCATAAAAGAGGTATGATGGTGCCTCTTTATGTTCCTTTGAATTCGATATCTCACAAAGATGTTGAATTGTCATAAATGGTTTCTTATTAGGTACTACCATCTTCACATGATTTGCGGTTGGTTCTACAAACAGTTTTCTGGTAGAGTCTAGATAGTTTTGGTCACGCAATATCTTCTCTACAATGTCAGCAGGGTCACCTTTATAGGACTGTGATACTTTAGATATTTGATTACGAAAGGCCTCTTGTGTAGTAAAGTTTAGTGATACCAACAATGCTTGGTCACCAGCACCTGTAACTGTATTGATTTTGTACACCTGTAGTGGTGTGGTTACATAGTCGATAACTGATGTTTCATCATCATTGTGTAACTTGGGGGATTGTTGTGGTGTCTGAATTTTAAGCGAAAGTTTTTCTTCACCAATAATTGGTGCGTTCAACACTAGGTTGTTTGTATCCTTGAAGAGAATATCTCCACTGACTGTCATGGAGAATATGTCCTCATAGATATTGATATTTTCTACTAATGCAGATATGTCTATTTCTAGTCCTTTGGTGGTCAGTAGTTTGCACTCTTCAACTAGAAACTCGCCTGCAAATTGCAAGTCACTCTTCGCCATTATGCACCTTCTTTAATTTTCTTTTCAAATTCCTTAACGAAATCATCAATAAATCTAGGTTGTATCAATCGTATCTGTGCCTTTTGTTCTTGTAACTTCTGTTCATATTGATAGTTTGATACAGCGGTTGCAGAACCGTAGTCTGTAGTGTTCAAACCAACATTGATTATTTCAGTTGTGTCACCAGATGTTTGAGTAATCTCATAATGATGTATTGCATCTGGATTACCATATCGTTCTTTTACATATTGTTCAAATGTCTGTTGTGACATTGGCCAATCGTGATAGTAATCTACAATGTCATTCGCAATAAGAATTGTCCAGTGTAATTCTGGGTCACCATAATATTTGTGTGCAATAATCTCTGGTGCCTCACCATCCTGTACATTATAGTAATCAAACTCAATTAGTTGGTTCTTGGTGACAATTTTTACTCTGCGAAAGATGTCTTTCATAATGGTTTCTCTACCATTACCTTTAGCATCATACGATATATTGGGGAACATGGAAAAATACGACATTTAAAACCCCTCGACAATTTTTTCTCTGGTGATAACTTCCAGTTCTTTAAATTGCAGTTCGATGTTGGTTTCTACAGGTGGAGCTCCATCACCATTAACACCACTGGTTGGTCTGAAGAACTGTACTCGTTCACCACCATATGTCACATTACATGACTCTAGAACTGATGTTGAAATCCTGTTAAGAAATCTGTTTGGCCCTGCACTGTAATAGTATTCAATATCGAATGTTGCTGGTACGATAAATGTTCTTGATGATTGCGTTGAATTCTCTGGGTCAAATGATGGTGCCATGTAAAATCTAAATGTGTTTACAATACGGTCTACATTCTGTGCTTCAGATTCAGACTTGGGCATCATCTTAAATGAGAATGAGAAACTTCTTCTACTGATACCTTCAAACACCATTTCCATTCTATTGTTCGTAACTTTACCCCTTCCAATATCCATTGACGCTTTTGCACCAGGCGCCGCAGCATCCAATGCAGTTTTTAATGCCTCTGCACTACCCTCTTTTGCAACATCACCAAATGCACCTATTGAAGCAATTGCAGATGCACTAAAGTTTTCCTCTTGCATAAATCCTTTGTATGCAGCGATTGCTGCAGCAGTAGCATTACCGATTTCTACTTCACCATACTTTGCGTCCTGTTGCAATGATACCTGTGCAGGCATATACAACGCAATTGAACTCGCAATGCGTTTTGTTGGTGCTCGTTTTACTGACAGTGTTGATGTTCCACCACTACCACCATATGACGTTCCAGATGGAGCGCCTGAAGCACCAGAAAATTGTATATTTGCATTTGCTTGGTCATTGATGAAAAACTGGACATAGTGTCCTTGGTCAGCACTACCCAAATCTTCTGGATATGACAGTTGACTTGTGTTGAAGGATGACCCTCGTAGTTTTTTCTCTAATGACTTTGTTGCTAATCTTTTTATTCGGTCTGGGTAAGACATTGTGTAATCCTATAAATATCTATACATATTATTTATTTAGGTGTAATATCATGGCATACCGTGGAAGATATAGTCCAACGAATCCAAAAAAGTATAAGGGTGACCCTTCTAACATTATTTATCGCAGTTTGTGGGAACGCAAATTCATGGTATATTGTGACATGAACGATAAGATAGTTGAATGGGGTTCTGAAGAGTTTTTCATTCCATACAGGTCACCCATTGATGGTAAAATACACCGTTATTTCCCAGATTTCTACGTCAAGGTCAAAACCTCTACAGGCCCAAAAAAGTGGGTTGTTGAGGTCAAACCTAAGGCACAGTGCAAACCCCCAAGAACACCCAAGCGCAAAACCAAGAAATATCTCAATGAGGTGCGTACTTTTGCAATCAATGAAGCAAAGTGGATGAACGCAAAGGAGTGGTGTAAGGACAGAAATATGGAGTTTATCATCCTCACAGAAGTTGAATTGATGATATAAATAGAAGTATGGCAGAAGAAAGTTATTTCGACAAGATATCGGGCCAGATACAAACAGGTAATGAACCGTTTAAATGGTATCGTAATCGTATTAAAGAATTAGGTACACCTAGTGTGCCTGAACTATTGCGTGATGGTAAACTAAGTGACCGTCCAGCGGGGCGTGCATTGAATATGTTTGTATACTCGCCTAAGTTGAGAAACAAACTACCATACTTTGATACGTTTCCACTTGTCCTTCCTCTCAAGAGTATGGATGGTGGTTTCCTTGGTTTGAACTTTCACTACCTACCCTATGCATTGCGAGCAAGACTACTTGATGCAGCAGGGGGTGACAATTTGAGTGTCAGTGCGGTTGAGAATAATCGACTAACTAAACCATGTCTGAAGAGATATCTGTTTGGTTACACACGTTCCAAGTTTCGTAAGATTGATGATGAGGATAATCTGACTGCAATTATGTTACCAGTACAACGATTTAAGAAAGCATCTGCACAAGAGGTGTGGAGTGATTCTAGGAAGATGATTTAATGGCACAAACATCACTACAACAGGGGTTTGCAAACTTGAGAGGTGGTGACTTCTCGTATGCAAGTAAATATGAAGCGGAGATATCATTTCCAGCAGTAATTGACAATATACAGATGAGAAATCTCTCTATTAGATGCGATACTGTTACAATGCCAGGACGTAACCTTCGTACTGTCATGAATGGAAATATTTACGGCCCACCACATGAAATGGTACAGGGATACACATTTGGTGAAGTGTCTGCATCTTTCTATTTGAGTACCGATATGAATGAACTTAGACTATTCCATGCATGGCAAGACAGTATAGTCGATGAGGATACATTCGATTTGAGTTACTACAAGGAAACTGTCGGTACAGTAAAAATCTTTGCACTGGACAAAAAGGAACAGAGAGTATATGGTCTTGAATTAATCGAAGCATTCCCAAAGACTATTGAACCAATCTCACTTGGATACTCTTCATCAAACACAATAAATAAAGTAGGTATATCGTTCCAATATAGACGTTGGAAGGAAGCAAGTTAATTAACATAATGCATTAGGAGAATATAGTATGGCATTACCACAGTTAAATACCCCTAGTTATGAGATGGAAGTACCATCGACAGGGGAAACGGTTAAATATCGCCCGTTCTTAGTTAAAGAACAAAAGGTATTAATGATTGCACAAGAGACAGGTAAAGAGGGTGACATGGCTCGTGCAATGTGTGACATTATCAAAAGTTGCACAGATGGTAAAATTCCCAATCCTCAAAAACTTCCCACATTTGATATCGAATATATGTTCTTACAACTTCGTGCAAAGTCGGCTGGTGCAGAGGTTGAATTACAAATCACTTGTCCAGATGATGGGGAAACAAAAGTTCCAGTTAAAATCAATCTAGAGGAAGTTAAGGTTCAGAGGGATGACGCACATTCTACTGACATCATGATTACAGAGGATATTGGTGTAAAAATGAAATATCCGTCAATGATGGATATCAGTAAATATTCAGCAGGGAAAACTAAAGCGGTAGACTTAACCTTTGGTATCATTAAAGACTGTGTAGAATCTGTCTTTGATGCAGAACAGGTGTACGAGGATATGCCTAAAAAGGAATTGGATGAATTTCTAGAATCCATGAACACTGAACAGTTTGGTAAAATTCAAACATTCTTCGATACCATGCCTAAAGTAAAACATACCATCAAAGTAACTAACCCTAACACTGAAGTTGAAAGTGAAGTGATTGTTGAGGGTATGCAGAATTTTTTAGGATAACCCTTTCGCATGACAGTTTGGAGTCCTACTACAAACTGAATTTTAACATGATGCAACATTATAATTATAGTTTGACTGAATTAGATAATATGATGCCTTGGGAAAGGGAGATATATGTGGGAATGTTAAAACAACATATAGAAGAAGAAAATGAAAAGATGAAGGAAAGAAACCAGAAAATGCGTAGGTGACCATAAATAAAAGACAGGAGAGAGATATGTCTGAAGAAAAGAAAACGGTGACTGTAGACCCAGCGGTTGTAGAAAAGGTAGACAGTAATGGTGATGGTCACATCTCACAAGAAGAGATGGAGATGAATTTGGAATTCAAAAGAAAAGAACTTGAAGATGCAGACGCTCGTAGGGATGCGATGCGTAAGATGACATGGTTCGCACTGTTAGGTATGTTATTGTATCCAGCAGGAATCTTAATCACATCTGTATTAGGACAAGAGAAGGCGGCAGAGATTATCGGTGATATCGCACCGACATACTTTGTTGCAATTTCAGCATTGGTTGCCGCTTACTTTGGTGCAAATGCATATGCAGATAAAAAGAAATAGGAATATCTAGATGGCAGATGAAAAAACCGCTGCAGGATTTGCTGAAGCATCCAGAAATCTACAAAAGGTTACTGGTGAACTAAGAGAATTCAATCTAAACGCTGGAAAAGAAATCGCAGACCAGATGGGGAAAGAGATTACAAAAGTTACTGACCCATTTGTTAGTGCGTTTCAGACAATTCCTGGCGTACAGACTCTTGGTACAGTCGGTAAAACCATCTTCAATAAAACATTTGCCGCACTAAAAGATAAACGAGAAAAAGAACTTCTACGTCAAAGACTTGGTATCGGCAAAGAAGAATTTGAGTTGTTACAAAAACAAAAGAGCGTCATTGACGCACAAAATGAGTACCAAAAGAAGTTTGACGAAGCAACAGAAAATCTTCTTGGTTTAAACGAGGTTGAGATTAGAGGTCTTAGAAGTGACCTTGGACAGTTCTTAAACTTTGAAGATGCAGTTGACCGTCTTATTGATATAAATCAAGATGCCATTGACGCAGATGCAGACAGACACGCATATCTTGAGAAGGGTGCATCTAGAAGAGTTGAAAAAGAAAACGAGGAAGCAAGAGCACAACAAAAACAACAAACTGCACTTGAAGCGATTGGTGCTGGTATCATGGACATGAAAGAAGGTATCCTCAATGGTCTTGCTGGTCTAAAGGATAAAGGTCTTCTTGGTCTTGGTATTCTTGCTGGTCTAGTCGCTGCACCCTTTGTTGCCATAAAAGCGTTCTTTCTTCAGTTGGGTGCAGAAGTCAAAGTGTTGCGTGATATCGTCAAAGGTATTAAAAATGGAAAGTTTTTCACATCAGTGGGTAAGATATTGAATGGTCTTTTTAGTACTATTTCAAAAGGATTTAAAACACTACTGCCTGGCGCTGGTACAGGAACTAACCCACTTGCAAACGCTACAAAATCATTTACAGATTCGATTAAAAAGGTTGGTAATATATTTAAACCGATTGTTAGTACAGTTGATAATGTCACAGACGCCGTGAAAAAGAGTCCTGCTGTAAAAACATTCGGTAGTGTTACTCAAAATATTACCAAATTTATTGACAGTATTAAAAAAGGATTAAAACCTTTTATAGATGGTTTGAAAACAGTTGCTACTGGTGCATCAAATTTTATTAAATCGTTGCCTGGTTTTTCTAGTGTAGTAAAGTTCGCTGCTACAATTGGTAGAACTCTTGGTAAGATATTCCTACCAATCACAGTCATTATGGGTGTGTTCGACTTCGTTAAAGGTTTTATGGAAGGGTTCAAAGAGGATGGTATCATTGGTGGTATCAGAGAAGGATTTATTGGTTTGGTCGATGGATTGGTCGGTGGATTAATCCGTATGATTACTGGTGCATTGGCTTTCATCTTGGATTTTCTTGGACTTGACCAATTTGCAGCAGCAATAAAACAAAATGTTGATGAGGCAATTGAAGGAATTTATGAAGCATTCAGAGGTATATTCGATATCGTCAAAGGTATCTTCACTCTGGACTTTGGATTGGTAGGTGATGGTATTGCATCTATCTTTACTGGTGTAATTGAAGTGATGACTGCACCATTCGATATGATTTATGGTCTGATAAAAGATGTCTTCAGTTTCTTCGGATTTGAATTACCAGATTTTGACCTTGCAGACACAATACTTGGTTTCGTAGGTGCTGCATATGACTTCGTTAAGAACAAGGTCAAAGGGTTCTTCAGTTTCTTAGGATTTGGTGGTGAAGAAGAGGAACTAGAGAAGAAATCTGCGGCCGCAGACAAAAGATTAGAATTTGAAGATAGAAGGTCAGATATTATTGCAAGGGGTGACCCAAACTTTGAAACTGACGTAGGCAAGAAAGCGTTAGAAAGATATGGTGTTGCACTGGATGAATCAATCGCAGCAGAAGAGGCCTTGGAAGCGTTTCGTAATAAACCAAAACTCAAAGATGTTATCAATACAGCAACTGAAAAAACAAAAGAAGTATTTGGTAGTATTAGTGAGTCTGTGTCTGCTGGGTTCTCTTCAGCAGTTGCATTTGTTACTGACCTATTCTCATTCTCTTCTGAAGATGCAACTGTTGCTGGGGTTGCAACGAAATTACTTGATATTATACTTGCACCTTACAATCTTGCAATCAACTTTCTCAGAGGTATCTTTGGATTTGGTGAAGATGAAGAAGGTAATCAGTTGCCATCATTCTCTATTGGTGAACTACTCATTGAGACAATGACTAATATCTTCAATTGGTTCTCTAACCTGTTAGATATTGATATTGGTGCATTGGTGAAAAAGATACCAGGCGCTGGTAAAGTTATAGACTTCTTATTTGGTGATGAGACTGCTGAAGATAGAATTGCAGACCAACAAGCACTCGTTGACAAGTTGCAAAGAGATGTTGACACTGATAGATTCTATGAAAGTGACGCACAGAAAGAACGTGATAAGGTTGCACTTGCAGAGGCAATGGCAGAACTAGAGTCAATGAGAAGTGAAGCAGGAGTCACCGTGGTTAATAACAACAACGTGGTCAATGCAAACACAAGTAACAATGCATCAACTACTACTATCGCACCAATGAGAGACACTTCTCCCCCTGCTGGTTCTGTACCAGCATATGGTTAATGGTCGTAGACGTTCGGCCCATTCTGAACATAGACAGGTTTGCAATATGCAGTAACCCTATCCTTGGGGTCTATATACGAACTGTATGAGTAATTACCGTATTGTCTTGGAATGCGTTTTGCGTAATACAGGCAAGTATCAATACTTCTGAATATCATTGAGTTAGGTTGTACCTGTCGAAACTCACCTGTTCCCATAACAACCATTAGCATAAATGCGTGTATCATCTGGACTTTGCAAGTTCTTTATTGAACTCCCACTCTGCTTGTTGAATACGCAATTTCATCTGTCTAACGTGTTTTTCTGATTCCGTTTCTGGAATGGGTTCATGTTTAAATGAGTAGTGCTCTAACCAAAGTAAAAGACCACCAAAGATAATAAGAGAACTTATAACAATCACAAACCACCACACTATAATCATTTTTTCTACCTCATCTCTTTCTTAAACTTTCTTCCAAACTCTTCATCATCTCTTCTATCATGGGTGTACTCTTGTTTGGTTCGTACACACATTTTATTTGTCTAGGACAGTATTCAAATCTATCAATGAACACCGTATCAGTAGTTTTATTGGGCCCCAGATATATACAAATTTTCTGGGTTTTCACTATTTTCTTTTTTGCAAGTCTACAGGTAACGAGTACCTTATCCTTGTCCTTGTTGGCGTTATATGTTCTTCCTTCAGATAATGCAGTTGTTGGTGAAACCGCAAATGCGAGTAACCCCAACACAACTACAATGTTAACCATATTTGTATTCGTATGCCCACATTCCGAACCAGACCACACCAGCAATAATTAAACCACCAAGGACAATACCCACACCAACTTCAATGAAGAACGCTTGTCTTTCCTTCTGTGCATAAATCATTGCCTGTCGTTTCTTTCTGATGTCTGCTTCTGTTTTTAAGAGTTCTTGCCATGCAGATGGCCCTCTAGTGAAAGTGATGATTTGACGTAACTGCTCACGCATATCATCGGCCTTCTTTTTTGCCATGAAAATTTGCATTGCTTCTTCTTCCACAGAACCGGCAGCAAACAGTTTCTTAAACAGAGGTGGTTTCTTATTGTACTCTTCGGCCTTCTTGATATCCGATACTGCACCCATCCAGCGCCCCATATCGCCTGCCATAGATTCAATATCACGCCCGACCTCAAAACCCTTTTTGATGGCATTGAACGCACTTGATGCCGCTGATACTGCGGCGACTACTTCAATCATCTCTCTCTCCCACTGATGACGTATAACACTATTTATAAGGGAGAATAGTTCTCAATAAAAAAAGAGAGACAGGATTACTCCTGCCTCTCCGTCTTCTACTATGCGTTATCTTTTTGTGGTGTTACGACACTAAGGACTTTCTACACAGGGATGGATAACTTACCCTTGAGCAAGTTTCTGGAAGTAAGACATTGTATCGTCTTCATCTTCTTCAGAAGGACTTGGTGTTGATGGCATAGATGGTGCTGGTTCACTCTTCATTTGAGGTGTTTCAACAACATCTTCATCAATCATTGCAGCTGCACTCGCAGTTACCGTACCAGACAGAACATCGTCCAATCTCTTCTTCAACTCATCATATGATTTGAAGTTGGTAGGTGCAAGAAATTCTTGCAACGAATACTGCTTCTTGTAGATACCTTCAAGAACCGCATCGTCATCTGACAGTGCAGACACCGCCTCAAAAGAGGATGCGTCATAGTTCCAGTAACCATCTACTTTACGAATCTTCAGTTTGAAGTTCGCACCTTCCCAGAAATCGAAAGGATTGATTGGTGTCTCATCTTCAAATTCTGGTTGCATTGCAGCCATCATCTTATCAAAGATTTTCTTACCATACCTAAACAGGAATACCTTTCCTTCGTTCTCTGGATGCTTGGAGTCAGAGACAACGTAGATATTTGAGTAGTACTCAAGTTTACGTTTCTGCTTCCTCGCAATCTCCTTATCTGATTCAAGACCAGAGTTCCAGAGTTGAGAGTTGTACTCAGATACAGGGTCTTTACCACCGTTAAGAGTGGTCAAAGAATTCTCAATGTACCACTTACCAGTTGGGCCTTGGAAAGCGTGTTTCCAAAGTTTCACCCAAGGGAGTTCTTCACCCTCTGGTGCTGGTAGGAAACGAATTACTGCATAACCGTTACCAGACTTATCCAGTTCTGGTTTCCACAGTCTTTCGTCCACATAGGACTTCTTTTCTTGGGGGGCACTCTCTGCTTGAACTTGAGAGAGTAGTTTATCGAGCGTGTTCGCTCGTCTAAGTGTATCTAACGACATATTTTTTCTCCGTATGTTATCGTATGTTGATTTATTTCACATTCTTTCATTATATAATTGTATTTATAATACTACATCATCCACCCAAAGTCAAGGAGTTTTCTAACTTCTTCTTGGGTAATATACTGTAGATTTTCACAATCACGCCATCCTTCAACAAAACAACAGGTGTCATCTGTTCCTAGAACATCTTTGTTCACCTTGTAAAAGTTGACTTCTGGGTACTTGTCAAAATTCGTTTTATGACCGACAATCCAATTGTCAGGCTTCACATAATTTGAAGTCTCTGGTAGATATCCAGTTGTTCCACCATAGACGTTGTTTAACTTCATGTCTTTTGAATACAAGTCGTGTCCAATTATAAACACGTTCTTTGCACCCATCTCACACGCAATCTGTATCGACAGAACACCAGCACTGACCATTCTGTCATTCTCAATAGTCTTTGCACAGTCATCTGCCTTAACACCTGTAATAAATGTCTTGACTTGTTTGCGTTCCCATTCCAGTTTCTTGATGTCGATGTCTGGATTCTCTTGCACAATCTTCTGGAAGTGTGCTTCGACATCTGCGGTGTTAGAACCATGTATTACGAATCCAACATCATCACGACCTATGCAAATATCAGCATCTTGGTAATCATTCTTCATGTCATCCAAGAAGTACATAGGTAACACATTCCAATCACGAATGTGAGTTTGATTGTCTTGACAGTAACCACTCCTATAAATCTCATGAGTGATTTCATTATCCACCGTAATCAAATGGTCAACTACCATGTCACGATAGATTGCGTTGCACCCAAACGTGGTGCCTTTGTCTTTGATAACATCCATGTCAAAGTCTAGTCTTGACTTTCCGTTACCAAAACAAAATGCGTTGTCAAAACGCATCTGACCCCTAATCAGTATTTCTGAGTTCAGGCCAGGATGCTGGGAATAACTTGTATCCATATTCGTCAATCTTGTTTGCAATAATTTGTGTTTCATATTGAGTGTCCTTCGCACAACGTAAATTACATACTCTTGCAAAGGCCATCAATGTACCAGACCAGTACCATTCAGTATATAAATTTTGAGGAAGAACCATCCTCGCCATCTCTGGTGCGACATTCGCTTTCAACAGATTATTGTATGTCTGTGTCACGAATTGAATTGCACCATCAATGTTGTATTCAATAGTTTCTTCACTACTACCTTGTTTCTTATCTTCTGCTCGCAGTCTCCATTTTTTGGGTGTGTAGAACTCTGGTTCATCATCGACATATCGTCTTGATATTTCATTCCATACCAAACCTACTTGGTGTTTGACCAACTGTCTTGCAACAAAAATTGGTGCCTTGATATGGAACTGCATGGACGCATGACCAAAAGGACTCCAGTGGTCTTCCCTTGCAAGAAACTTAATCAACCGTGTATCACCAAAATCAAAGGCGGTTTTCTTCTTACCAAACGATACCCTTGCAGCGTTTACTACAGATAGGTCATCACCCATGTGGTCAATCAATTCAACGTCCAATTGAGTTCTCTCCTTCCATCTTTGCTTCTGCATATGTTTTTCTAGTGAAGAAAGCGACTGTCTGTTTACCCTCATATACTTGACAATGAAAAACAGATGGTTTCGCTTTCACATAATCGGCGGGCCCGCCATCCTTTGGAAGAATGACATAACCGCCTTGGAATACTTTATAAGACCTAGTGTCGTGCATAACGACTCCTTGGTCTACGAGGTGGGTTTGAAGCAAGATACTTCACCCTTTCAGTGAGGGTCTTATCCCTCGCCTGAAGTTCTGCTAAATCGTGTTCCAGAGAACGAATACGACCATTCGCTTCGTCCAGTTTCGCACGATAGAAATCCCTTTCTTTCATCACAGGGTCACCGTCAAAATGCAATGTTACTTCAGTCATTGAAATGCTCCTTTATTAACTGCATTGTTACTACTCTATACTCATTTACGTCATTTGTCAAGAGGTTACTATAATTAATTATAAGTTTTTTTCTATCGGGCCATACGATTGTTTCCTGTATCTGTTTATCGAATCTTTTGCAAAATCCAAGAAGTGATTCCAATATTGCAACTGTCTCTATTGAAGTCTTCTTAGACATAAGTTGTTTTAACAACAAGGGGTGTTGTCCATCACTGTGAAATATTTCATCAAATGCTTCAACCTTGTGAAATAATTCAACCAGTTCTGATTTGTAATTGTATTTGAGGGATTGATTTCTTTTCTTCCAGTTCAAATAATTCTCATCGTTAAAGTTTCCAACCCAGCCTTTGGGATTGACTATGAAGTTGGATATGAAGAAGTCCTTGGTATCGTCTTTGTACTTTCGTGCGACCTTACCAAAGAAGGGTCTGTCCTTTCGTTTTAAGAACGAGTCCACACTCACATTCGCCTTACCATTGTATTTGGTATAATCGTAACTAGTGGTAAAGTGAAGTTTCAACGCATGGTATATCTTATATGCGTCATATGCTTCCATTATACTGGCAACTGTGCGACTTTTGGTAAGTAATTTAAATCCCTTGCATTACACTCAATCTTTTCTTTGAGCGACTTTGTAATCAAGGGTTTGATTGTGTCTGGTTCGATATTGTTCTTCTCACAATAATCTAATACTGCTTCCATGTGTGAACAACCGCATTCTTGAACCACCTGTTCTACTGCGAGTGAAAATTTCTTTGGTGTCATCAACTTTTCCATATATCTATTCCGTTAAGTGATAGAGAGCAGGGCGCCCCACTCCCTATCGTTAATAAAGCAGAGCACTCAAATAAACAAGTGTTGCATCTTTAGTCATTGTTGTTGTGGAGCTAACCGTGACCCCACACGGACGTATTGAGGCGTCACCCTATCCATGTAATCTTTTGTCCAAGTGCAACTACTACCACATATGCACCATAACCAAATAGACTCCATAAGGTTGCAAAGAGAACCATTTCAATGCTGTCAGTCTCATGCCAAAACTTTTTAATCTTATTCATGTTCACCACCCTTGTCATGTGGGTCTAACTTAATTCGTTTACCATCCATCCATATTGACCTTGCACGACTTGGTGTAGACGTTGGAAAGTCCATAAAAAATGTTGGTCTGCGTTTTGCGGTTTCAAAGGTTGCAACCGTAACAACAATTGCACCAAGGATTAATACATGGGCAATCATACTTGCACCCATAACCCAAAAACTGCCAATCCACATAGAAAATATAATACACCACATCCATGCAAGAATTTGTAATACCATATGCCTAGTGTTGGTATCTGGTATATGTCTCAGTGGGTTCTTGTCGGCATTCATTACACCTTCCCACGCATCATATATAAACTGTCTCATTTATGCCACCAGTGATTACAAGTCTCAACACATATCACCCATAATTTTATTATCATTTCTGTCATCACATACTCCAAAATTAAGTGGTGGTGTTTCTGTTTCCAAGTACACCACCGAAACTCAGTACGATTAGGCTGCGAGAGCGTAATCTACAGGCGCA